GCGCTCCTCCGCATCCGCGCGCCGCAACATCTCGACTTCCCGCTTGAAGTAGGCCGTCAGGACGGCCACGAGAGTGGCGACCAGCACTTGGAGGATGAACACCATCGCGGAGATCACCTCCGGGTGCGACTCGAAGAGGGTAAGCGCCAGGAGCGTCATGCGCGCACCAGCCGGACCACGCCGTATCCACCTGCAGAAGAGCTCAGCAGTGGCGCGGCCAGGTCATCCAGGTAGCTGAACGTGCGGGAAGCCGGCGCCCCGTCGGCGTATTCGACCTCGAGCGGACCGACCTTTTCGCGCTTGATCGCTCCGCCACGCGCCAGCGGCGCTGCGAGTGACTCCTCGAGGTGGTAGAGGGCCGCCTGGCAGGTGAGGCGAACGAGCCGTGGAGGGATCCCGGTCAACCCGCGCCCATCCGGATCTGTCGCCCCGGCCCGCGGCCAGGCCAGGGCCTGCGAGGAGTCGCGCACCGCGCCCGCCCATTCGTAGCGGCCGTCGAGCCAGGCCGTGGCATACCGGAGCGCGGCTTCCTTCAGCTCGAGGCTGGCCGCGGACCAGATCGCCGGGCTGCCATGCGCGACCGCGTAGGCGTCGAGCGCGGGGACCGAGGCGTAGCTCTCCGCCGCAGCGAGCCCGGCGCCCGTCTCCACGATCAGGGTCACGGGAGCTCCCCTCCCGCTGTCGAGAAGGGGCCGGCGGACGGCCTGCGGGAGCAGACGCCGAGGAGAGAGCGGCGCGGGGAGGGAGCCACCGCCCGCCGGCCCGTTCCATGCAAGCTCGGCGGGCGCACCTCGACCCGCACGCCCAGGGCACCGATGCGCCGTGCCGCGGCGCTGCAACCGGGGGCACCGAGCGCCGCCAGCCGCCTCAGGACCGCAAGCACGAGACGCGCCCACCACGCGACCCGGGCGACCGCGTTGCGCCGGACCCAGTCCCGCTGCGCAGCTCGCGCTGCCCGCCGCAGGGCCTTGGCGCGCCGAGCGTTCACCCGTTGCGTCCCTTCTGCTTGCGCGGCTGCTTCGGCGTCGGAGGCCCCTCTGCGGTCTCCTCGTCACTCGGTCCCGACTGGGGCTCCCAGGGCGTGTGGATCCCGGGTTCGAAGTCCTGGGCGCGGATCAGCAGCCTGCGCCTGGGATCGGCCGGGTCCTTCACCGCGCAGAGCTCGTACTTCATCGCGTTCCTCCTCTCGGACGGGGAGGCGAGCGGGGCAACCGAGCCCCGCCCGCCACTCCCCAGCCGCTCAGTTGCGGAGCCGCACCGCTCGGTTCGGCTCGAGGGTCTTCACCCCGTAGAGCACGTCGAGCGCCACGATCACCTTCGAGTTGCCGCCGTCGTAGAAGAGCCGGCTGCGCAGCGAGAGCCCGGTCTGCGGATCCGCGACCGTGGCGATCTTCGCGCCGAGCTGCCCGCCAAGCTCGGAGAGCGGCGCGGTCGCGAGCGCGAAGGCGTGCCGGTGGAAGGCGAGCGCGGCACTGTGGTTGTCGAGGCTGACGGTGACGACCTCGTCGTCCGCCACGGCCTCCTTCAGCGCTGGGTAGATGGCGACGTTCGTGAAGGCGTTGGTATTCGCGGTCGCCGTCGCCGTCACGACGTACCGCTGCGAGTGCCCAGCGAAGACGAGCGAGTCACCAGCCACCAGGGTTCCGGTGACCGCAGCAGCGTCCAGGTTGACCTTCGTCGCGCCGGCCGCTGCCGCCCCGTTCGCGGCCAGCGTGCCGGTGCTCGCCGACCCCTTCGTGTGGGTCTGGATGTTCTGGCTCGCCAGGATCTCCATCCCGAACCGCCGGCCGAGGCTACCCTGAATCTGCGCGGTGACGCCGGCATCACCGGCCCCGGTGTACTGCGTGAAGGCGGAGTTGCCGAGCAGGTCGGCTTCCATGTCGCTGTCGACCACCGCGAAGAGGTTCCCGTCGTGGAGCGGGACCTTGTTGTCGCGGAGGATCTTGCGAGCCGAGAGGAGATCCGTGTGCGCCGCGGTCGAAGCGACGTCGTGATACCAGGGGATGAACTTGTAGAGCTTCAGCAGCGCCTGGTCGATGTCGTCGGCCAGCGCGTAGGCGGCCGGGCGGATGTGATCGCGGATGATCTCCTCGCCAGTCGCCGAGAGCTCCTTGTCGGTGAGCTCGAACTTGACTTCCTTCCACTGGTCGAGGGTGATCTGGACCTCGCCAGCCACCAGGTCCTGCGCCGAGCTCGGCGCGTCCTCAGCCGAGAAGGTCGCGGGGCTCTTGATCGCGATGACCGAGCCGCGCTGCTGCGGCTGCTTGTCGTAGCCGCGGTGCACCAGACTGGCCATGCCGAGGTTCTTCTCGAGCGCGAGCAGGGCCTCCTGGGCGTAGAAAATCGGGTTGTAGACGGACAGCGTGTTGGTCGCCATCTGGGGCGCTCCCTTTCAAGCGCCGCCCGTCAGCGGGCCGGCGCGGTTCAGGAGGCGAGACGCAGGGGGACCCCCCGCTTCTCGGCCTCCGCCTTCGCCCGGCGGTAGGTTGCCGGGTCCTTCGCCTGATCGAGGGAAAGGACGATTGCGCCGCCTCCCTCGCTGCCAGCGGAGCCAGTCGCCCCGCTGCCGCCCGTGCCGGAGCCCTCGAACGCTCGCGGGAAGCGCTCCCGGAGATCCGCGGTCACCAGCTCGGAGATCGTCATGTACTCGCCCTTCGAGTCGAACCGATGCTTGCCCCGCTCCTTCGGGTCGAGGACTCGCGCGACGAACTCGTCACCCTCCTCGACGACCTCGACCGAGGCGAGGACGTGAGGCAGGAGGAGATCGGGATCACCTTTCGCCGCGGCGATCGCGCGGACCGCCTCGGCGCGCACGATCTGCCGCTCGAGGGCCGACCGCAGCCGTGCGGCCGTGGCGCGCTCCTTCTCAAGCTCCTTGCCGTGCTCCTCGGCCAGCTTGGTGCGCAGGCGCTCCCACTCCCCCTTCTTCTCGGCGTCGGCCTTCTCGCGGTCGGCCTGCGCCTGCAACGCCGCACGAGCCGCCTCGGGGTCGAGATCTCCGAACCGCTTCAGCAGCTCGTTGCGCTCCTTGTAGACCGAGTCGAGCCTCGATCGGAGCGCCTTCAGGGTCGCGGCGAGATCCTCGCCCCCACCGGCACTGCCGGGCTCGGGCTTCGGATCACCCTGCCCCTGGGGCGGGTTCTGGGGATCAGTCGTCGGTTCACTCATCGGGTTCTCCCTGGCACGGCCAGTGGTTTGCGGGCACGGCCCGCGTGAGATGAGCGCTTCCGGCACGGCCGGCCAGCGCTCCCGGGGGCCCAGAACGCCGAAAGCCCCGCCCGGCCGTACTGGCCAAGCGGGGCCTCTCAGTTGGTCCCCGGTCCTACTCTTGTGGCGGAGTATGCGCCCGGTCAGGGCGAGGCGTCAAGCAGCGAGATCGCCGCGCAGTCGCTAGGTGTCGAGCCCGAACTCTCTGCGGAAGCGTTTCACCGTCTCGCGCCCCTTCTCTGTGGAAGGGCAAGGCGGGTACGGGGGGATGGGCGTCTTCCTCCCCCCCGGAGTCGGACCGCCGAACACAACCGTCCCGTCAGGGCGCTCGATTCTCAGCGTCTCGACGAACTCGATCGGATTCTCCGGGTCGAATGGCCCAAGGTCTCTCATGGCAGCAATTGTACCACCAGGTGCAGCTTCCACTTCTTGCGCCTTGCTAGGCCGCCAGTGGCCGGCCCCCGGGCGAGCAAGCGAGACCTCGCCCCGTGCTGGATGAGCACCTCAACCTGGTCCGGGTACGCCGAAAGCGGGCTGATCCAGCCGACACCGGAAGCCCCCCGGGGGACGCGGATCTCGAGCAGGATGTCGCCACTCCATGCCTGGTGTTTCGTGGCCGAGGTGCTCATCCACGCGTGATCGATGTAGATCCCGCCTGGCTCCATCGCCGCGAGAGCCCGGAACAGCGCGGCGTCTGCGGCGAACCCACGGAAGACAATGACATCGTCCGGCACCACCGCGGCAGCCAGAGCCCGCTCCAAAGCTCTCGACCCCGGGTCTCGTAAGGGCACTCGGCCGAGATCTTGTCCCACCTCTCGCAGCCATTTGTTGATGATGCGGTGCCACCCCGCCGTGTACTCAGCGACTACGACCCCGGCCATCTCGTCCTTCGCAAGACTTGCGGCCCACCCCGCCTGGCGTTGCCCCCACCACTCGCGCGCGGCGGATCTGGCCACTGCGCTGTCCATGGCCTCATCGAACTTGACGAAGCCGCTGCCACCCGCCTCGAAACCAGGGACCGATGCACTGATCACCACGCGACGGCCCACAGCCTCAACGATCAGGTCATCGATCCGCGCAAGCTCTTCGAGCGTCAGCGGCTCGTAGGCGTTCCTCATCAGGGCCGAGAGATGCAGCCCCGGGTTGGCCCGGAAGATCGCGCCACGCCTCGGCCCGAGGACTGCGTCCTGGAAACTCGGCGGCTGCGCGGCGAGCCAGGCGGAGTAGTTCACGTCGGCGCTGACCTGTCCGATCTTCCCCGCCCGCTGCCCCTTGGGGATCTTCCGCACCGGGCGCGTGTCGCGCACGAACGGACGCAGGCGCACGCCGGGAGGGAGCAGCTCGCGCGTCTCGGGCAAGCCCATCCCGCCGAGCCCGAGCTCCTCCCAGGACTTCGTGATCGGGACCGTCGTCGACCGGCACTGGTAGTGAGCCGGCGGCCTCGGCCCAGAATCGATCGGGAAGACCTGGCCGTCCAAGGCGCGGCAGGTCGGCGTCGTCCGTCCGTCCAGCGTCGAGACCCACTCCACCCCGGCAAGCACCGAGGCGCCGTCCCGATAGAGCAGGTCTCGCGAGCGGTTGCTGACGTGAGCGACGGCCGTGCGCACCAGCGCCTCGGCCTGGACCTTCCCCAGCTTGCGCCCGGCGATCACCCGCCGGATGATCTCCTGCGTCGTCTCCCCCTGCACGAGGCCGTAGCTGACGTCGGAGCGGATGCGCCGGAAGCGAGCCCGAGCCAGCTTCGAGATCTGCCGCGGGAACGTCGAGCCGACGAGCGGGAGCTCCAGGACGACAGCGCGCAGATCGTAGGGAGACGGGAGCCTCGCCGGCAGGACTCCAGCCGGGAGCAGCGCCTCGAGGAGGCGTCCCCCGAAAGCCGCCTCGTAGGTGGCCAGCGTCTGCAGGCTCACGGTGAGCTCGCGACCGAGCCGCTCGTAGGCCTTGCTGTTCAGTCGCCGCAGGTCGAGGAACAGCTGACGCCGGCGAGCCAACTGGTAGGGGGTCAGCCGCGCTCCATCCCGGGCAAGGTGCAGCAGGATGTCGCGCTCGTTCGCGTCGAGCAGCCGCGCGATGCGCCGGACTTCGGCGTCCGTCCAGCGCTCGAGCGCGATCGCATGCGAGAGCAGCCCCAGATGCAGCGCGGCATCGGACGAGACGGGCATCAGGCGCCTTCGCCGGCCTCCGCAGCCGCCGCTGCGAGCGCGGCCTCGATGTCCGCCTCCTCGGGCGCGCTCCCGCCCTCGGCCTCGAGCCCCTCCACGCCGAGGGCCTTCTCCTCGGCTTCCGGGTCGAAGTCGGGGCCGAGGATGTTGCGCCGCTGGAGCTCCGCCCAGAGCCGGCGCGTCGTGAGCCGCCCGGTGAGGTTGAGGTTCGCGAGCACCGTCACCGTCTGCTCGTTCCCGACCGGCATCGCCAGGTCGTGGTTGACGAGCACCGACCCACCGGAATCGGCCACCCCGGCGGCGTCGGCCTCGATCCCGGCCCAGCGGGCCATCAGTCGCAGGCCCTGCTCCGCCGCGTCCTCGAGAGACCGCGCCGACGTCTGGACGGCGGAGTGCGCCTCCGCGGCGCGAATCGCCTCTCCGGTCGCGGTCAGTCCCCCGCTCTCCCGCGGCAAGAAGGGCTCGTACGAGAGGAGCCGCATCTGCTCTTCAACCTTCGCGATGGATTGCTTCAGCTCGGCGATGCACTTGCCCGAGTGCTCGAAGTAGCCGTAGCCCGCTCCGGCCGGCAACAGCAGGGCGCCGGACGGCCCCCAGCGCACCCGCTTCCGGAACTGCGACTCGTCCACCCCGGTGAAGGTGGGCACCGGCACGTTGGCCACGTGCTCGATGTGCCGGAGATCGCTGAGAAGCTGGTAGTGCGTGAGGTTGAGATAGGCCAGGTCGAGCAGCGGCGGCTCCGCGGCGTAGGGCGCCTTGACCTCCCCGGCGTAGCAGGCGACGAGCGGGATCTCACTCATCCCGACCATCGGCCGCGGCGGTTCGATGGGGACCCACTCCGGCGAGCCGCCGCTCGCAACAGCGCGGTGCCCCCAGACCTCGCAGGTGACCCAGAGAGTGCCGGGCTCCGGCGCCCGGTATACCCGGATCCGGTCTTCGGTCCGCTGCGTGAACTCGCCGTCCTCGACCTCAACCCGCTCCCGCAGCCGAGCCTGCAGCAGCCGCCAGCGCCCGTTCACGGCGCCGGTCCGGATGCCGATCAGATCCTCCGGGCGATAGCGCACCAGGTAGGGACGGCGGCCGAGCGCGAGCTCTTCGGCGCGGGTGAGCTGATGCTCCGGGGCCGGAGGCATGTCGACGAGGAACAGGCCGAAGCCATACCACCAGGCGTCGATGAACACGGCCCGGAGGAACTCGTGGAAGTGCGTCCCCCGCAGGTCGACGTCTTCGCACCAGGCGCGCAGAGCGTCCGGGACGTCCGCTCCGATCCCGATCGGGCGCGCGAACACCTTGCCCACGACCTGCGTGACAGCGCGCGCGGTCGCGTTGTAGAGCGTCGACCGCCGCAGCCGGGCGGGATACCCCCACGGGCTCGAGAGGTCCTCGCCCTGGTAGGGCGGCAGATACTCCTGCCCGGCGGCCCAGACGGCCCGCTGTCCACCCCGGAGCGTGCGCAACAGCCGCCGCTGATCCTCGGCGGCCGCCCAGGCAGCGGTGGGGAGAGACACGGGATGTTGTTGCGATGCAGACATGCTTCCTCCTTTGCCTACCAAGGGCGAGCCGCCCAGGAAGCGCTGGCGCGGGGCGCCATCGCCCGGTAGCGAAGTGCGTCATAGACATGGTCTTCGGCTTCGGTGTCGACGTCGTCCGGCTTCCTGTCGTCGCGAGGCAGCGCCGGGAGAGTCCGCAACGAGTGCCGGCAGGTGTCGAAGAAGAAGAGCCCGGGCTCCTCCCGCGGCGACGCGGCGGCGGCTTTGAGCATCCGCCGGACCCGCTCGAGGCCGGTCCTGCGGCTCCCCGGTCCCTTCTCGCCAGCAACCCAGCGGACGCCGGCACGCGCCATGTCGTCAGCGATCGACTGACCGTTCTCGACCGCGAAGATCGCCGAGTCTGCCGGCCCTGGCTCGACCCGGCCGGCGAGCCCCATGGCCGTCTCCGCGGCGAGGATCTCGCGCGCGATCTCGGTTGCCACCTTCCGGCAGCCCTCGTTCGGCTTCCCGTTCCAGCCGTAGAGCTCGGCGATCTGGACGAGACTCCCGGCCGGTAGCGCGAAGTCCCCGCCGCCCGGCTGCGGGATCGATTCGCCGTTGCTCTCCGCCCACCAGCAGACCGCAAAGGGGCGCGACGAGCCCCAGTCGAAGGACCGGTCGATCCGCCAGCCCTCCGGGATCGGGAAGGGCTTCAGGATCTGCCGCTCCGGCGTCCAGACGTCATCGAGCGCTCCCCCGGCGACGATGTCCCAATCCCCCTCGAGCATCGCGCGGACGAGCTCCGGCGAGCCCAGACCGGCGAGGCGATGCGCGTAGGTGGGGTCGTTCCTGACCAGAGTCGGGTTGTCGGCCAGGCGCGCGGGCACGTACTGGCGCAGCATCCCGCCCTCTTCGGCCGGCGCGCGCCAGATCTCGAGGGGCGGGTGCGGGTCGATCCAGGTCGAGCGCACCCAGTTGTGACCGAGCCCGCCGGGGTTCGAGGCGGCAAGGATCCGCGGGAAGCGTGCGCGCAACCCGGCCGGCACCTCCAACCCGCCGAGGCGGACTCGGCTGCGCAGGAAACGGTACTGCGCCGAAGAGAAGTGCGTGGCCTCGTCGATCGCCAGGACGTGGATCTCCGCCCCCTGGTAGCGGTAGACGTCGGCCTCGAACTGGCAGTGCCGGAGGTGGATGGCGCTGCCGCTCGCCGGGAAGAGGATGTCGAGATCAGACCGGTTGATGCGCGCGTGCCCCGACTCGAGCCACGGAGCCAGCAGCTCGTAGAACGAGCCCGGTCCGTCCAGGTGGCTCGAGACGAGCTCCGGATAGGTGCGCCGGAACAGGTAGGCCTGCAGCCCGGGGATCGCGACCGCCCAGGCGATCAGCGCGGCGCGCAAGAGGAACGACTTGCCGCCACCCGCGGCGCCCCCGAAGAGGATCTCGGTGGCCGGCGACTCGAAGACAAAGCTCTGGCGTTCGTGGAGCTCGAGCGCCACGGCTGCGGGCTGGCGTGCCGCCTCACGCGCCGCAGCCACGCTTCACCACCACGTTGAGCACGGGGGGCACGAGCGGAGCGCCACCCTTCCCGGTGAGCTCGTGTCGGTGGCGATACTTCTCCGGACGCGCGCCGTTGAGGAGGAAAATGAGCAGCGTGTCGCTGTAGCGCCGGATCGTGCCGACCTTCTTGCCGCCCTGGTAGACCGGCTCGAGCACCCCCTCCTCGGCCCGGCGCCGCGCCTCCTGCTCGAGCAGATCCGCTGCGGCGTCGATCGCCTCGGCGGTCGCGGCTGCGAACTTCTCCTTCAGCCCCGGGTTGTCTTCGAGGTACTTCGCCGGGGTACTCCGGTCGATCTTGGCCGCAGCCGCCGCCTGGGTCCGGTTCCCGGTCTTCGCCAGCGCCGCGAAGTAGGCGCGCCACCAACGGGGCAGCTTCTTTTCTGTTGCGGACTTCGGCTGAGGGCGCCGCGGCGTGGCGCGCTGAGCAGGTCGGGCTTTCCGGGCAGGCGTCCGCTTCTTCGTCGGCATGATCGCGCCCCCGGGAAACGCGAAAGCTCCGCCGGCACGTGGCCAGCGGAGCCTCGAGGTGCTTCCGCGGGATCAGTCTCTGAAAGGGATGGTGCGCGGAATCGGGCGCGCCGTCAAGCTGCGGGGTCGAGCCTGCCCTCCGAGCTCGGCGCCTGGTGCCTTCCTGGGCCCTTCAGTACCCTCGTCTCGACGACGCGGATCTCGTAGGGGGCGCCGTCGCGGAAGTGGACGATGACCTGCCCCCACGCCCGGCGGGTCGCCATCTCGCGCAGGGAGCGCTCGACAGCAGCCAGCCAGGCGGGCTCGAGCGCCCCCGCCTCCGGCCTTTCCATCGGCTGGAGAGTCTACATGTCGCTCGCGGGGGTGCGCTCGGGCAACCGCCGTTCCCGGTGCCGCTGCTCGATCTCCCAGAGGATGCGCAGCGTCTCACCAGGCGCCCGGCCGCCGCCGATCTTCCCGCCCAGGATCGCGGTCAACGACCGGAGCTCCCGCCACTTGCCGGGAGGGTCTTGACAAGCATACGTCTTTGGCCCTATCCTCCTGCCCATGGAAACAGGGCCCACCCTTTCAGACCTCCACGAAGC